ATGGCAAGTCCACGGGAAGTCCACTCGAGAAGCGCAACCTCATCTTCCGCAGGCCGGGGCTGGTTCACGTGGTTCGGCCGGCCGAAAGCTTCAGATCCGAAGCCCGAGACCAAAGCCGCATCAGGGCCGGTCTCGGGGCTTGCCTCGAGTTTCGCGATCGTCTCCGGCGAGGGGGCGGCACACTGGTCCGGCCGTTCCTACGCGGCGCTTTCCCGCACCGGGTTCATGAAGAACCCCGTCGCCTACCGGGCGATGCGGATGATTGCCGAAGCGGCCGCCGCCGTGCCGTGGCTTGCCTATGAGGGGACGAGCGAGGTGCCGGACCATGCGGCGCTCGGAGTGCTCGCCCGGCCGAATGGGCGGCAGAGCGGGCCGGATTTCTTCGAGACGCTCTACGGGCATCTGCTTCTTTCCGGCAATGCCTATGTGGAGCCGCTTGTCATCAGCGGTGAGCCGAGGGAACTGCATCTGCTGCGCCCCGACCGGGTGAGCGTGCTGGAGGGCCGCGACGGCTGGGTTGCCGGTTACGAATACAGGGCCGGCGGCGTGACGCGGCGGCTGCCGGCGGAGGCGGCCGATGACAGGAGCCTGGCGCTGCTGCATCTGAAACTGTTCCATCCGCTCGACGATCACTGCGGTTTTTCGCCGCTCGGGGCGGCTGGCGCCGCACTCGACCTGCACAATGCGGCGGCGAACTGGAACAAGGCGCTGCTCGACAATTCCGCAAGGCCCTCCGGCGCCCTGGTTTATCAGCCGAAGGATGGCGGCAACCTTTCCGCCGACCAGTACGAGCGGCTGAAGGAGGAACTGGAGGCGGGTTATGCGGGTGCCGTCAATGCCGGGCGCCCGCTGCTGCTCGAAGGCGGGCTCGACTGGAAGTCCATGGGGCTATCGCCGAAGGACATGGATTTCATCGAGGCGAAGAATGGCGCTGCACGCGATATCGCGCTTGCACTCGGTGTGCCGCCGATGCTGATCGGCATTCCCGGCGACAATACCTATGCCAATTATCAGGAGGCGAACCGCGCCTTCTACCGGCTGACCGTCCTGCCGATGATCGCCCGTACCGCCGCAAGTTTCTCAGCCTGGCTTTCCGACGCCTATGGCGAGCCGCTTCGGCTGGAGCCGGACCTCGACAGGATCGCCGGGCTTTCGGCCGAACGCGAGGCACTCTGGGCGAGGGTAGGGGCGGCGGCGTTCCTGACCGACGAGGAGAAGCGCGAGGCGGTGGGGTATTAATCGCGAAGGATACGGTGTAGTTTGTAATACGCCGTATTACAAACCGGAGGCTCCTATGGCTAAGCCCGTTCTTTCCGATCCGATTACTCTGCGTCTTCCACTCGATATCCTGCAGGACATAGAGAAGATCGCCGAAACGGCGGATAGAAGCCGCAGTTGGGTGATCGTCCGGGCGCTGAAATATTATCTGACGTCAGAAGGAAGCGAGCTTCTTGAAATCGCCGCAGCTCGCCAGGAGGTGCGCGACGGCAAGGTCATGGATATGGATGACTTGCTCGACGAGCTTGATGCGCTGAATGCAGATGATGAGAAATCCCGGAATGATGCCGCATGAAAAAGGTTCGCGTCTCCATCATGGCCGCGGATTACATCCGGCAGGAGCGCATTTATCTTTCCAAATTCAGCGCGCCAGCGGCGCGTGAGCTGAGCAGGAAACTAAGGAATGCTCAATCGTTGCTGGCGCGGCGTCCCGAAATGGGCAAGGTCAAGCCGGCTTCCAACGGTGTCCGGATATTGGTCGTCGCTCCCTATGTCATCGAATACGAAGCCGACTCGGATGGGATTCTGATCCTGATTATCAAACATGGCCGGCAGGACGACCGGCACGACGAAGACGAAGACGTCTACAACAACTAGCCAGCCGAGTTCTGTTCAAAAGCCAGTGATTTCTGGTTGGAGGATTCCGGGAGAACCTCACTCAATCTGTGAGGTCGCGGACTCAACTTTCGAGCTGACGGTGCCAAGCGATTCTGGTGATTCATGAAAATAGAAACGGCCACCCCGAAGGGAGGCCGAGAGAGCCGATTGCGGCCGATCGAGCCCTGGTGGCTCTTATGTGTTCATCCTAAAACAGAAAGATTAAAAATGACTGACCTCGGAAGCGATCCCGGCGTCGGCATCGCCAAGGTCCTGGGTGCCACGGCGGGGGCCGGCATCTCACTGATCTACCTGCTGCCGAAGACCCGCCGCGAGGCCGCGAGCCGGTTTCTGACCGGAGTGAGTTTCGGGTTGATCTTCGGCAGTCCGATGGGCCTCTGGTTGACCACAAGGCTGGGAATCGGTGGGGAACTGTCAGGCCCCGAAATCATGCTGGCCGGCTCGGCCGCGGCAAGCCTTTGCGCCTGGTGGGTACTGGGCGTACTGGCCCGGGTGGCGGAGAGATATGGGAAGCGGGGTGACCCGTCTCAGCACTGACCGTCGCTGCCGCCGCAATCGCCTGGACTTGCATAGACTATGGCTCCATCCGACAGGTCCGGCCGGTCGAGCGGATCCGCCATCAGCGGCTTTCGCCAGAACCCGGGCGGACGAAGGGCTAGCCGAACAGCGCCGGCAATCAGGGCGGACCCGAGCAGCAAGCCGAGGGTGATCAGAAGCAACGTCTGCATGCCATCCTCCGACGAATATCGGTCGGCCCAAGGATAACCCGCCTCAGGCTCTCACTCAATCCGGCCCCTTCGGGCAGACGGTGGATCGGGCGGGGCACATCATTCAATTCAGGAGAATGCCAATGCACGCTTACCGCGGGCCGCGCCCGAATGCGCGCAAATTTGCCAATCTGGAACTTGCCGGCGTCGCCGGCGACGGAAGCTTCTCCGGTTATGCCAGCGTCTTCGGCGAGGTCGATCTGGGCAAGGACAGGATCGAACGCGGCGCCTTCATGAATTCGCTCGTGGAACGCGGCTCGAAGGGTGTGCGGATGCTCTATCAGCACGATCCGAACGAGCCGATCGGCGCCTGGAAGACGATTCGCGAGGATGCCCGCGGGCTCTATGTCGAAGGCGTCCTGTCGCCCGGCGTCGGCCGGGCCCGCGAGGTGCTGGCATTGATGAAGTCCGGCGCGCTCGACGGGCTTTCGATCGGTTTTCGCACCGTCAAGGCGCGCACCGACTCCAAGACCGGGGTGCGGCGCATCCTGGAAGCCGACCTCTGGGAAATCTCCGTGGTGACCTTTCCGATGCTGCCTTCGGCACGGGTTTCCAACGTCAAGCATGCGCGGTTCTTCCGGGACCGGGAGACCGAGCTCGTCCGCCAGATGCGGCGGGCGGCGAAGATGATGATGCAGTCAAACTTCAAGGGAAAAACGATATGACGGAACAGACAAGCATTGCGCCCGAGGTGAAGGCGGTGCCGGAAACGGTGACGGCCGCCTTCGACGAGTTCATGGAGGCGTTCGAAGCCTTCAAGGACGTGAACGACCGGCGTCTCGGCGAGATCGAGCAGAAGCTGACGGCCGACGTGGTGACGCGCGACAAGATGGACCGCATCAACCGCGCCATGGACGATCAGAAGAAGGTGCTCGACCAGCTGGTGCTGAAGAAGGCAAGGCCGCAGCTTGGTTCCGGCTCCGGCTTTGCTTCTCGCTGGGGCGGCGAACTTTCTGCCGAAGCGGTGGAGCACAAGGCGGCCTTCGATGCCTATGTCCGTCGCGGCGAGGAAGCGGGGCTGCGTGAGCTGGAGGCGAAGGCGTTTTCCGGCGGAACCGGTGCCGACGGCGGTTATCTGGTGCCGCCGGAGACAGACACGGAAATCGGCCGAAGGATTTCCGTCGTTTCGCCGATGCGCGCACTTTCCACGGTGCGCACCGTCTCGGCGGCCGTGTTGAAGAAACCCTTTGCAACGGCCGGCCTTTCCACCGGCTGGGTGGCGGAGACGGCGGCACGACCGCAGACCAATACGCCGCAGCTCGCCGAACTCTCCTTCCCGACTATGGAACTCTATGCCATGCCGGCGGCGACGCAGGCGCTGCTCGACGATGCAGCGGTCGATATCGAGGCCTGGATCGCCGGCGAGGTGGACATCGTCTTTGCCGAACAGGAGGGAGACGCCTTCATCCGTGGCGATGGGGTAAACAAGCCGAAGGGGTTTCTTTCCTATACCACCGTCGCCGATAGCGCCTGGACCTGGGGCAATATCGGCTATGTCGCGACGGGAACGGCGGGCAACTGGAAAGCGACAGGCCCCTCCGACACGCTGATCGAGCTGATCTATGCGCTGAAGGCCGGGCATCGCCAGAACGGCACCTTCATGCTGAACCGCAAGACTCAAGGCGATATCCGCAAATTCAAGGACGCGGACGGCAACTATCTCTGGCGTCCGCCGGCAAGCGCCGGCCAGCCGGCTTCGCTGATGGGTTTTCCGATTGCGGAGGCCGAGGAAATGCCGAACGTGGCCGCGGATTCGTTCTCCGTTGCTTTCGGCGATTTCCGCTCCGGCTACCTGGTCGTCGACCGGGCGGGCGTGCGAATCCTGCGCGACCCCTATAGCGCCAAACCCTATGTGCTTTTCTACACCACGAAACGGGTCGGCGGCGGGGTACAGAATTTCGAGGCGATCAAGCTCGTGAAGTTTGCGGCGGCATAGGCGGCCGCGACGCGAGGAGCCGTGACGGGTGGGTAAGAGGCGGCCGGTGGCCGCCTTTTTGCGTCTCCACATTCCTCACAACTTACCACCAAGTAACCACCACGCACCGAGGCCCCATGACCTATGCCCTGATCACTCCGCCTGACGCGGAGCCGCTGACGCTTGCCGAGGTGAAGGCGCATCTGCGTCTCGACGGGAGCGACGAGGACGCGCTGCTTGCCTCGTTGATCCGCACCGCCCGCGAACACCTGGAGCGCGAGACCGGCCTTTGCCTGATCATCCAGGCATGGCGGCTCTATCTCGATCGATGGCCATTGGAGGGGATCGTCAGAATTGCGAAGTCCCCGGTGCAAGCGATTCAATCCATTGTGGTTTACGGCGCGGAAGGCGCCGCCGTTCAAGTATCGCTTCAAGATCATCTGCTCGATGGCGAAGGCCGTCCCGCACGTCTGTGGGTGAGAAAACCACCGCAGCCGGGGCGGGCGGTCAACGGCATCGAGATCGATTTTTCGGCCGGCTACGGTGAGGCGGGTACCGATGTGCCCGATACGCTGAAGCGGGCTATGTCCCTCCATGTGGGCCACATGTTCGCCTTTCGCGGCGTGGTCTCGCCGGACCAGCAGCCGGCGGGCATTCCGGACGGCTACGAGCGGCTGATCACGCCATTTCGCATGCGGAGGCTCTGATGGTCGTCTTTTTCGACCCCGGCCAGATGACGGCAAGGCTCGACCTCGAGGTGCCGCAGGCGATGCCGGACGGGCAGGGCGGCGCGACCCTGACCTGGGAAGTGACGGCTTCGCTCTGGGCGAGGATCGAGCCCATATCTTTCCGGGTGGCGGAAGAAACCGCCGCCGAGATCGGTACGATCAGCCACCGGATCTGGGTGCGATTTCGGGAAGGCGTCATGGCGGGTCAGAGGTTCCGGAAGGGTGGTCGCGTCTTTCTGGTGAAGCTGGTGCGCGATCCCGACGAGACGCGGCGCTATCTCGTCTGCCAATGCGAGGAGGAAGCGCAATGACGGCTGCCAGCGCGCTTTTGAGAGCGATCCATAGACGTCTGGGATCGGATGCGGCGCTGAGCGCGCTCGTCGGAGCCGATGGCATCCGCGACCGGCTGCTGGCGAGGCCGGAACTGCCCTGCATCGTCTTTGGCGAGATGGAGACGCGGGATTATTCCACATCCAGCGAAGCGGGCGAGGAGCATTTCCTCACGATCGAAATCTGGTCCGAGGGGGAAGGCAGGCGAGAGGCGCAGCAAATTGCAGGCCTCGTCCATGGCCTGCTGCATGACACGGCCCTGAGCCTGGATGGCGCGGCTCTGGTGAGCCTCCTTCATCTGCGGACCAGAACGAGGCGTGAGCCGAAGACGAGATTCCAGCTGGCGGAACTGCGGTTCCGAGCGGTGACGGAACAGGTCTAGGATGTCCGCCGGTTCGCCCGTCGCACCAGCGCCATCAGCCGCAAGACGATGACCAGCGAGAGAGACGCGAGGAGCGCGCAAAGGACAAGCAGGATGTCGGCGCCGAGGCGGTCGAGGATGGCGGTGAAGATGACCGGTGCGACAGCATTGGCAAGGTTCTGCGGCAGCGACAGGCGCGCCGCCTGCAGGCCGTATTCGCTCGGCGAGAAAAGCGCGAGAGGCAGAAGCGCACGCGCCACCGCAAGGACGCCCGATCCGAAGCCGTAAAGCAGGATGAATGCAACGAGCATCGACGTGGAGCCCGCAGCCGCGACGAGAAGCGTGAAGCTCGCCACCATCAGGCCGGCGCCGGCAGCCGCGGTGATGAGCGGATTGCCGCGCCGGCCGAGCAGCATGTCCACGAAACGGGCCGAGATGCCGGTGACGCCGCGCGCGGCGGCAAGCTGCAGGGCGAATTCCGGGCTGGCGCCGGACTGTCGCAGGAGTTCGAGCAGCGAAGGCGAAAGGCCGAAGGTAACGAAGGAACTGATCGTGGTGGCTGCCGCCACCAGCAGGAAAGCCGTGTTGCGTTCTGAGGCGGTCAACGCGACCGGAGGAATATGGCCGGTGTCCGAGGCCGCCTTTGTCTCGATCGGCCGTGGCAGCGCAAAGAGATAGAGCGGGACGCAGACGAAGAGCTGCAGCGCGGCGCAGACGGCGAAGGTGAGACGCCAGCCGACGAGATCGTTGAGGACGCTCAAGAGCGGCCAGAAGATGGTGATCGACAGGCCCGTGAAGAGCATCAGGATGGCGATGACGCGCTTGGCGTCCTGCCCTTCGCGCTCGACGACCGCGGTATAGGCGGGCGCTGAAAGGCCGAGTGCGCCGCCGATGCCGATGATCACCCAGGCGGCAAGATAGATGAGCAGGCCATGTGCCACCGAAAGCAGGGCAAGCCCCAGCGCGAAAGTGGCGGCGCCCGCTGCCAGAACCTTTGCCGCGCCATGCCGGGCGAGAAGCCGACCGGTTGCCGGGCCGGCCAGAGCGCTGACGACCATCATGATGGTGAGGCCCGCGAAGATGACTTCGTTGGCAAGGCCGAGATCCGGCGCGACGACGCGGCCCATGACCCCGAGCACCTCGAACGTTGTGCCCCAGCCGGTGAGCTGCGTCACGGCCAAGACGGCGATGGTCTGCGCCGAACGGGGAGAGACGGGGAATTTCATGATGGCCGGACTGGAGACCGAAATGTGGAAGGTACCCTTCGGGTAGCAGCTTCGCGGCCCGGGCGGAAGTGACAAATCGACGACGGCAGAGGGAAGAGGCGCCTGCCGAGAACCCAACGGAAGGAATGAGATATGGTGGCGCAGAAGGGCAAGGATCTGTTGCTCAAGATGGACAGCGGCGGCACGTTTGTCACGGTCGCGGGATTGCGTTCGAAACGGCTGGCCTTCAATGCGGAGGCGGTCGATATCACCGATGCGGAAAGTGCCGGACGCTGGCGCGAGCTTCTCGGCGGTGCCGGCGTGCAGCGTGCATCGCTGACGGGCGCTGGCATATTCAAGGATCAGGCGAGCGACGGGCTGGTGCGCGGCGCCTTTTTCGCCGGAAGCATTCTTGCCTGGCAGATACTGATTCCGGCTTTCGGGATCGTCGCCGGGCCCTTCCAGGTGACGGCACTTGAATATTCCGGCGAATACAACGGCGAGATCCGGTTCGAGCTGGCACTGGAATCTGCCGGTGCGCTGACCTTCGAGGCGCTCTGATGGGTGGCGCAAGGGCAAACCGCCGACGCGGCGAGGTGGAGGCCGTCATCGACGGGGAGCGCCGTATCCTCTGCCTGACGCTCGGAGCGCTCGCCGAACTCGAAACCGCGTTTGCGGCGGGCGATCTCAACGGACTGGCGGAACGGTTTTCCTCCGGCCGGATGAAAGCCGCCGACATGATCCGGCTGATCGGCGCCGGCCTTCGCGGCGGCGGCAACCTGTTTTCGGACGACGAGGTGGCCGCGATGAGCGTGGACCACGGCGTTGCCGGCTACGCACGGATCGTGGGCGACCTGCTGACGGCAACCTTCGGGGGAGCGGAGCCCGAACCCGCCGAAAACCCTTGATGGCCGCAGCAGGCAAAGGCGCTGCGGGCACGCCGTTTCCCTGGGATGCGGTGATGCATGCCGGCCTTTGCCTGCTGCGGCTTCCGCCGAAGGATTTCTGGGCGTTGACGCCAAGGGAGTTTTTCGCTGTCGCCGGCGGGTTGAAACCGTCGGATGCGTCGATGGAGCGAGCAGGGCTGAAGGCGCTGATGACGGCGTTTCCCGATGATGGGGCTACTGATGGAAGACGATGAGATAAATTTTTCCGCCACGCTTTCCGAAGCGGAGGCCTTGGCCGGTGTGATGGCCGATCTGGAAAGCCGGTCGCAGCGGTTCGGTTCCGCGCTCGCCGGTGCGCTTCGATCCGCGACCGCCGGCGGCAAGGGGCTCGAGGATGTGCTGCGCGGACTGGGCAACCGGCTTGCCGATATCACGCTCGCCGCCGGACTGAAGCCGCTGGAGAACATGATCGGAAAAGCCGTGGGCGGGTTGATGGGCTCAGTGACGCCGTTTGCCGACGGCGGTGTTGTGCGCAGCCCGAGCTTCTTCCCGATGGGCGGCAATATGGGCCTGATGGGTGAAGCGGGTGCGGAAGCGATCCTGCCCCTGAAGCGGGGACCGGACGGCGCATTGGGCGTGGCGGCGGCAGGAGGAGGCGCGATGCCCCAGATCGTCTTCAACGTGACGGCGACCGATGCGGCGAGCTTCCGGAAAAGCGAAGGGCAGATATCGGCCATGCTGGCGCGCAGCGTCGCACGCGGCAGGCGCGGTCTTTGAGGTCTACGCAAGACGCTGAGGCATTTGCGCGCTGGTAAAACAATTTGCGGCAAGCAGTAATTTTTTGCGTACTGCCTCGGGCCGAATAGCGGCAGGGCGCGGCCAGGAATAGTGGACGCCCTTTTTCAAATACCTTGAAGCAAGGATTTAGGCGTGTCCGGAACAGCTTTGTCCGGAAACGCCATAGGCCTGTCGACCAGCGGCGAGCCCGCCGTCGATCCGATGGGAAAGGCGAGAGCGGCCAAACGAGTCCCGTTTTACCATCCTGTCTGCAGTTCACCGATATCGCCGGCAATTAAACAACTGGCTCCTGAAATGGACGGAGCCAAGCACTTCAGCATGTAATGAAAGGAGAAATCAATGGTCACCAGTATAGTTACGACATCTGGGAATACGACATGCATGGATTTCAGTACGAATCAATGGCACGGCTATGTTGGCGGAAGCACGCCTTATGGCTTGTGGGTGGATGGTCCCCTGCATCCGTGGCGCGATGCAAACGGGACACCGACGTTCATCACCGCTCATTCCGAAGGGTACCGTTATAATGTTGTCTATGACTGGCATAACGGGTCGACTTGGACCAATTGGAATGCAGGCGTTCACTGGAATTCCCCCCGAGACACCTATGAAGGGCACTATGCCAACCGTCACTGGATCATGTCCCCCTTCGCCCGCGGCTCCCTGGTAGTTGGTCTGACGCATCACGAATTCTATCAGTCTTCTGCGACGATCGGCGGGGTCGCGGGCTTCAATTCACACGCCCATGGGTTCAATACACGCTGGGTCAACGCAATCGGCTATGTGCGTTCGACCAATGATGGCCAGGCCTGGACAATTCCACAGCCCGGGGATTACGGCCAAAATCACCATAATGTTCGCTGCGTCTTGATCCCGGAGCCGTGGTCCAATCAGTCGATCGACACGGCCTATGGGTTCATGCATCCTTCGAACATCGTGAAGGAAGGCAATTACTATTACGCCTTCATTGAGGTTCGCAACCTGCCAGGCAATACCACGCTGCTCGACAGCGGCTTTGCAATGATCCGTACGTCGAATCTCGACGCTTCGGTCGGCTGGCAATTCTATAACACCTCGAACCAGTGGGAGACGGTCAACCACCAATACTACCAGGGAAACCTTGCGCCTCAGCAGCCGAAACTCTTCTTCAAGGCGACGGGCTGGAATTCCTACACCACGTCTGACCGGAACGGGCGCATGGCGCAGACCATCCGATATCACGTTCCCACGCAGAAATGGGTTCTGTTCGGTTATACCGGCCTGCAGGCGAATGGTCTCTGCTACTGCGTGTCGAATACCTTGGCTAATCCGCAATTCGAGGTGAACGGGCGCCGCATGGTCAGCCTGGCCGGCGGTGGCGCGATGAATGAGTATCACAGCAATCATTTCATAGGGGTATTCGATCCAAATTCTCAGGATCAGAACTACCAGACAATCCTGGGCAACAGCGCTGTCGTCATCACGGCTGACGAAGGCGTGCGGTACAAAATAGGCACGATCCGGATCACCTGATTCCTTCCATGAGCATACCATCAGGCATTGATGGGCTTTGTTGACCTTAGAGACGAGTCCGTTGATCGAGACATCCGCGGGGCAGGGCGATACCTGCCCTGCAACGAGACACTTCGGAAGTTCGATGGAGGTTTGGGTCATGACTGACGTTATCGCGTCGAGATTCTGGACGGAACGGCCGTCAGACGAACGGTGGAGGTGACGGGGCCGGTTTTCATCTATGCGGTTGCGGACGAGGTCGCCGATTTTGGCGCGCCCCGGGCGAGCCTTGACGTGCGCATCCGGCAGATGGGCCGGGCGGTACCGCTCGGTATTCCAGCGGACATCACGATTACTTTTTAGATCGAGAAAGGAGACGAGAATATGGATCAGATGAAGGCCTGGTATGAGTCGAAGACGGTCTGGGGTGCGCTGATCGCCGTGAGTTCATCACTTCTGCAGATCAAGGGGATCGAGCTCGGTGCGGATATGCAGGCCGATCTTGCGGATATTGCCGTGACGCTGGCGGGTGCAGCCGGCGGGCTTCTTGCAATCTATGGGCGGCTCACGGCTGCAGCCGGAATCAGGGGAAAATAGCCGCCTGAAGGCTAGCATTACGGACCATTCATTTGCCATTCAGCAGCCTTTGGCTACATAATTCATCACATGCTTTGGACATGAATCCTGTTTGTCTGTGAGTGGAAACTGTAATCATGGCGCGACTGCCGATCATCGCAATACTGGCCGCCGGCATCGCCGGTTTTTCCGGTCTTCAGCCGGAAAAAGCCGCTGCGCGTGATTATCTTCTGCTCGTTGCGAGCGATTGCGGATCGGCTGCATCCCGCGTTGTGCGGGAAACCGGCGGCCAGCTTCTCTCCGCCCAGCCCTCTTCGGACGGCCAGACCTGTATCGTGACCGTGCTCGTCCAGGGCAACGGCAGCGAAAGGCCGCGCAAGGTGACGGTAAGGGTTCCGATGTAA